GTTGTGTAGATCTTTTTGTTCCACTAGTAGCCCCCCACCAAAGTGGATTTAACTAGCGTTCTGGCTTACCTTCCGGCTGGACATAGTCCTGGAACGGGAAAGGGAGGGCCAGACCCCTCCCACCTATCTCTGTTTCTGTTTTCTGTTTTCCTACATACATCCCGGGTGCAATCCAGGCGACCAATGTTGGCAGCATTGGCATATTTACATTTTTGTATTGGGTATGTTTATGTGGGCAACGCGCTTACAGCACTGAAGACACTCGTGTGACTGTCAAATGGATATGCGTAGCAGTTGAGTTTTCAGTCCAGCTAGCGGTGGGTGCAGTAACTGCGGCCTGTTTCGTGGGGTCAGGAATAATAGCTCGGAATGAGCAAAAGCCGCTCATGGCGCTAGTGCTACTCCCTGGAGCTGATATCACTGACCAAGTCATGTTAACTGGGCTGGTCCAAGTAGCACTCAAATTAACAGCCGCTTCAACCGTACCAACGAAATGGTACTCAACCAAATACACCCCAGCAGCACCTTCTGGAAAAGTTAAGGTGTGCGAGGTTGTGTTGTAATCATAACCATGCTGACCATATGGGTAGGCCGGCCCTGTATCTGGTTTGGTAGTGAACGTGATGTAAGTCGACTGTGAATTATCGGCTACCGACGACCGCATTACTGGTTTGCGCAACTCAACTTCATACGTAAGCCACAAGTCCCCCAAGACAGTGTCATCTGATAACTGCCCCTGCACAGCCAAGTAGGTCACACCCAAATCATAGAAGAGGGCAGACTCAGTAGTTGGTATGCTGGTGTTGCGTACATATCGCGCTTGGAGAACTGTTTCCTGCGGTGCACATTCAATTGGGTGTGCCAATGGCTCACTCGGTTTACCTTCACTCGACCAAAACTCATTCAGCATTTCTACCTTGCTAGCCGGCGCATTGTCATTAGCACGGTAAGACGTTTGGAGCATAATGCTACCCAGGGCTGGATTGGTGCCGGTCACGGCAGTACCACTTGTCGGTACATAGTGGAAAACTGCCCCTTTAATAACATATTCCTGGAACCTAGTGGCAATGTCACTAAGCCATGGGAATGTTTCTGGTAGCCCTGGGTTCAAGTTGAATGTGTTTTGTACAGTGAATGCAGTCTTACCAGTAACGGCACCGAGATACTCTTTGTGCCGGACTGTGATCGACTGACCATTGTTGTGCATAGCTGGAATTGCGTCACTCGTCCTCAAGGATGAAATGATGCTGTTTGACTTTACTGTGTAATCTCCAGAACCGAGCCATCGCGACAACGCAGCACCCAAATTGGTGCCCATGGCTGACCCGGCGGTTGATTGACCGACAAAATTGCCGGC